TTCACTTTCAATAATCTTTTTTCGCATGAGCTTGAAATCATATTCGAGTCGTTTCTTTTCCTCTGGCTGTGCAAATGCAAAATCAATAAAAAAAGCCTTCTTGGGATTTGCTAGTGCCGCAAGAAATGTATTGTAAAGATAGCTTTCATGTTCTGGTCTTACGACCAAATTGTCTGTACCATCATGCGCTGTACCTGCTGTTTGTCCCCATCCAAATGGTTTATCAAACTCTGCATCTTTATCGTAATTTATATAATCGTCAAATAAAGATTGTTCTTGTTTAGAAAACTGCGATTTAACTTGTTGAACTATATCTTGTCTATTACCAATCTTAATTCCACTGAAATCATTTCTAGAAGATAGTAAATCTTTAGATGCTTGACTGTAAAATTTTTCTTTTGATTTTGGTTTTTTTGCCATTACTTATGCCCTTTTCTTTTTTTTGCCTTTCCGAAATTTTTGCTGTTCGCCAATAAAATTGATATTATGAATTTTACAGAATTGATAAATCTGTTGACGGTGCATCCCGAGAATACGAGCAGCTTCTGATTGACTGTGACCTTTTTCAATTTGGTCAAAAATTAATGCCTTTCGTTCTTCTCTTTGTTTTCGTATAAGGTCATTCCATTTCATTTATTACTTTCCCCGCTAATAAATACTGTCTCTAAAATCTTCAAAATCATTGTAACGTAGATTAAGAAATTTCATTATTCTGTCTGGTATTTTAAAACCTCCCTTCTCGTCTCCCCGACTGTCGTTTAAATATACATCGGTTATATTTACTTCTGATGTAATCGTATCAAAGATACCTTCTACAACAATATCAAACCTTTTACCTTTTACCTCTACATTCAAAAATTGATTATGATGAATATATGCCATGTGAACCTCCGTTGGATTAAGGGGGGCAAGCCCCCCCATTGAATTTAACCGTGATCGTATGAGCAAAATACGTGTTGCTTCTTACAGCCTTTTGCCCTTTGCTTTTCTGACCATTTGAACATTGTATCGTAATACCATTTTTCATCATTTAATTTTAAAATGTTGAGCGGTGAATTTTCAAAACCACCTTCTGCTCTTTTTGCAGCATATTCTTCAACAGTAAAATTTTTCATAAGCTGTTTAATGAATACTGCTTTGGTAAATGGTCCATTATATTTAAATCTAGCAATGAAAAGCTCGTGAGGCATTCCAATGCGTGATGGATGAATTTTATCAGCTCCGTAGACGTCATCATATGTAGGCTGATTTTGGTATGTGCCTTTGTATTTTAGGTATCCACCGTGATAAGTAAAATCTTCTTTATTAAAATTAGTCATTTGAACCTCTCTTTCTATATATACAGACTAATATATTTGCACATAGTTGTCAATATAATATTTACATTTATTTTAATTAATTTTTAACTTTCCATTTGATACAAGATTTTCCCCATTTGGTTTTGCCTCTGTAACCACTGTCAATAACCTTACCGCTGTTCTGCAGTTCACTCAGTCGAGGTTGCACACTTGCGTATGGGCAATTTAGAAAATCTGCTATCTCTTCTGTTGTTAATGCAACACCAGCTTTTTGTAACAATTCAAAAACACGATCTCGTATTGTTAATTTATGCTTAGGGCTGCTTTGCGCAGCCCTCTTGCTTGTATCTGTCTTTTGATAACCGATACCTGTATCTCTAAAATAACCACTGTGATAAATCATTTTATTATTATTCATTTTATTCGTCTCCTTTAAAATTTTGTACTCCAGTACCTGTGTAATTTTCTTTTTTAACAAATCTTGTTTGCCAACCGAAAGGTATGTTTGCTTCTTCTGGCATCACAATTAAATGATACTGATTAGCCGTATTGACCATTTTACTTTCTTTTGGAAAAATTTGTATTGCATCACATTCTCTGCCACAAAGCCTGTTCTTAATTGTTTGCATATCTTGCCAATTATTCACAGGTCTTCTGTCTTTGCGTCGAATAGATAACCAAGTACATTTACCTTTAAATTCGGGATTATGTACCATATCGTCTGCCGCCTCTCTGCGATAGACCATGATAACGTAAATATCATTTTTCCAAGTCTCTTGAAGGTATTCTTTCAGCAAATGAATTTTCATTTCTTGTAAAGTCCGATTTGCATAAGCCTCTGGCAAATCATTCTTCAATTCTTTGGCTTGCTGTTCTAACCTTTCTTCGGTTGGAATGTCAGTGACAAGCCTAAGCTTGCCACCTTTTGGATTTACCTCTTTAGTTAACATCGTTCATTTTCCTCGCATGATCTAGAACCCTCATTCTTTCAGAATAAGAAAGTTGAGAAATTGTATTCAAAACCTTTATTGCGTATTTACGAACTTCTTCTTTTGAAAAATTATACTGTTTTGGTTTTTTATTTACCTCCTTGATAACTTCGTTGAGCGATTGATCGCCTTTGATTTTTACATTTTTCAATTGATCTGGAGTTAGATCATCTAATGTAAAATATGGTGGTTTATTTTTCATTTGAACCTCTTTAATAATTTTGTCTAATTCATTTTAGACAAGTTCATACTATCACATACATTATAATATGTCAATATAATATTTACATTATTTTTTGTAAATTAATTATTGACAACAACTTAGTTTGTGATAGTTTCTACTTACAAATCAACATAAACGGAGGTTCATAAATGCTTGATTTTACTAATATAAATGAAACAGACTATAATTTTAAGGTGAACGAGGTTCCGCTTACCGCACAAGGTTCTGATACCCCGATTGAGGGTTGGAAGGT